GAAGACGGCGAAGAAGCCCGCGAAAAAAGGTAGGAAGTGATGGCCAAGGAATACTTGGATATATTTGATCGCTTTGACGGCGGCGGCGCCGGGAAGATGGGCGATCGTTTTGCTGGCGGCGGCATTTTGTCGATGATTGCGAACGAGTTTTTCACGCCGTATGGCTCTGAGAATGACGATCGCAAGCGTCGATTGCTTGAGATGCGCGGCTTGTTTGACGCGTTGGAGGCTGAGACGACTGCCGGCGGATCTGGCGCTGCTGCCGCGCCTGGCGTCGCCTCTAGCGTGCGACCCCAGCCTCGCCCCGTTCAACGTGTGTCTGGCTACGACGAGGCGCCGGTGACGATGGCGCCCAGGGGTCAACCCGGCTCAACGTATGACGCGGTGCCGGCGACGTTGAACCGCTCGCCTCAATCTGGCGCCCCCGCGTCGCAGCCCAGCTCGGTTGCTGACATGCCGGCGGGTCAATTTATGGATATGCTGCGCGGCGCTGCCAAGCCACAGCCTGTGCCTTTTGGTGGTTTTAAGCGCCCCGGCGATGAGTACAAGGCTGGCTTTGAGCAAATGGTGAGGCAGCTTGGCGCGGATCGCGTTCGCAACATGTCGCAAGATCAGCTCACGCAATTGCTGCAGATTTACGCCCGCGGCGGGCCGGTGCGGTAATGCCTGCCGCTCGTAAGAAGGTGCCCGCGAGTAAGAAATACGCCGACGGCACGACTTACAAGGACAGCGCCGGCAAGACGCACAAGCGTATTTCTCGGCCTGGCACGAAGCGCGGCGACAATTACTGCGCCCGATCGAGTGGCCAGAAGAAGACGGCGAAAGTGAAGGTGCGGCGCAAGGCTTGGGGCTGCCGCGGAAAGAAGAGCGTGAGTAAATAGATGGGCAAGTTTGATCAGGCGTTGGACGCCGCCGGCGGTTTAATTGACATGTTTCGCAAGCCCGCGGGGAGCGACCCTCGGTATCGCGGGGCGGCGCCAAACCGCACGGATTTTACTTTTATGCGTTACAAGCCCGCGAAATTACCGCCGCGGATGCAAAATTCGTTGAACGCCTTGCGCGAGCCAGACAACCCAATGCGGCGGGAAATGCTAGAGAGCATAGAGGCTGGCTTAGAGGTTGGCGAGGATTGGTACAACACTGAAGAGCTGCGCGATTGGTTTATTGCCGGGCATGGCGAGGAGGAAGGGCATCGCCAATGGTCTGAATTTTTAGACCTGACGGGCGCGACTTCACCAAATTCAAAAGTACCGCCAAATATAGGCAACTCATCCGCAGTGCGCGAGCGGATGTACAACGACGCGGATTACATGCAGTCGCTCCAAAATATGCAAAGCATCCAAGAGGGCCGCGACTTGGCGAAAGGCCGCAAGCCTGGCTACGGGCACAAGACTGCCGGCTTGCAGGAGTACATCACTTCAAAGCAAGTGCAGGGCCAATGGTCTGGCGCGCCGGAGCCTGGAGTTTCGCCCGCTAAAGGCAATTGGACTGACAACCCCAAGCCAAAAGGTTTTTCTCAGTCTTTGAAGGGCTCAGAAAAAAACATGGCCGCCGACTTACACTTTACGCGTTACATCGCGATGGCGTCGAAAGACCCAGATTGGCTGGGCGTCGCGGGCACTGAGGTTTCCGAGGATTTCGCGCAACGCATGCTGCAAGAATTTCCTAAGTCTAAGGAGTATTTCAAAACAAACGCCAACGGCAAGCCGGGTTTTAACCCCAAGAAGGCAGTTAAGGATGGCGTCGTGCCAATCAAGGTGCTCGAAGATTACCCATCTGTTTGGGCGCAAAAGCCTGCGGATAATGAATACGGCGCCTTTGAAGATTTTATGTTTGAGATCGGCAACGAGCTCGGCTTGACGGGGCCGCAAGCTCAAGCCGCGTTGTGGATGGGCGCCGCGCGCAAGACTGGCGTCGATCCCACGAGCCAAACTACATTCATGCAGGCAGTTCGCGACCGCGCCGACATTCAAGCGAAAAAGCGTGGCACAACCCGCGAGCAAGTGTTGTTTGACTTTGTTATGAACAAGGGGCTGCTGACTGGAGCTGGCGCCGTTCCGTTGGGTTTGATGGGCGCTATGGGAAGCGGCGGCCAGGCGCAGGCGGCGCCCACTGAGATGGAAATTATGAAATATTTGGAGAGCGCGCGATGACCCCAGAGGAGCGCATCCGCGGCAAGGTCGCCGGATTAAAAAAAGCGCAAGTGCAACGTCAGAGTGACGCCCTGCGCCGAGAGTATGACATCACGGTCGGGCTTGGCAATGAGGCGTATGAGATGAACACGCCGCGCGAAATTAACCCTAGTTTAAGTGGGCGCAATCGTGGCCGCGAGGTCAAGCCTGATTTTAAATACAGCGACGAGGTGTTGCAGGCGGCGATGGATGCGTCAAACTCAAACAGCAACATCAGCAACGATATATTCTACAAAACGCTGCAGGCGACCGGCAACCCAGACTTAGCCACGGCGGCCGTAAACGCGGCTGGCTACACGCCTGGCGTCGGCACTGCCATTGGCATGGAGGAAGCTTACCGCGCCGCGCGTGATATTCCCGGCAGCTACCAGCAAGGCAATTACGGCGACGTCGCGAGGGGCGCCGGAGTTACGGCTATGGGAGTGCTGGATGCGGCGCTCACTATGGCTCCATTCGCCAAGGCGGCAGTCAAGGGCGCGCGCAACTTGCCCAAGGCTCTAAGCCGAGCGGGAGACGTCGCAATGGACGGCATGCAGGCGGCGGATCGCATGATGGCGCCCCGCCCCACGCAAGTAAATCAACAGCCAATGCTTGAAGAGGTTTTGCAATACCTCCAGGCGCGAGGGAGATAGCATGCCCATTACCACATTCGCCGAGCTGAAGAGCAACGTCACTGACTTTTTAAACCGGGATGACTTGGACGCCATCGCGCCGACTTTCATTGACTTGGCTGAGGCTGACATGAACCGCCGCGTGCGTCATTGGCGTATGGAGGGTCGCGCCACCGCCGAGGTTGACACGCAATACAGCGCCATCCCGGCGGATTTCTTGGAGGTCATCACGTTTCACATCACGTCCGGCGATTTTCGGCCGCTGGAGCTGATTAGCCAGGGCGAGATGTTGCGCCGCCGGTATGAAAACTTGGACACCTCCGGCAAGCCTGCGTATTACGCGCTAACGGCTGGCGAGATTGAGGTTTACCCCACGCCGGACGGCACGTATTCGACGGAGCTTTACTACTACAAGCGCATCACGGCGCTGAGCGACAGCGACACGTCCAACTGGCTGCTGCAGTATTTCCCTGACGCGTATTTATACGGATCTCTGGTGCATTCCGCGCCTTACTTGAAGGACGACGGGCGCATTCAAGTTTGGGCTGCTTTATACGAGCAGGCGATTGCCTCGATCAACCGCGAGAGTGAAGCAAGTAAGTATGGCGGATCTGGCCGTCGCATGAAAATAAGGGCGTATTGATATGAGTTTTTCCAACACCTACGAGACACACGTTTTAAACTACGTTTTTACCACGACGTCGGTCACGCGGCCGACTGCCTGGTACTTGGCCTTGTTTACGACAAATCCCGCGGAGGACGCCAGCGGTACTGAGGTTAGCGCCAGCGGCACTGCCTACGCGCGCCGATCTGCGGCGTTTACTGTGTCGGGCAACACGGCGTCCAACAGCGCCGCCATTGAGTTTCCGACGGCCACGGCGTCTTACGGAACGGTGACGCATGTCGGCGTTTACACCGCCAGCTCCGGCGGCGATTTGATTGCTTACGCCGCGCTCAGCACGAGTAAGGCGATTGACACCGGCGATGTATTTAGGGTTCCGGCCGGCGATCTTGACGTCACTCTAAACTAATGCCTGACACGACCTACCGCACCGGCTTTGGCACTGGCGCCTTTGGCGTCAACGCATACGGCGTGGATGGCGTGTTTAAGGAAGGCGCCGGCGTTGTAATTGGCGTCACGACGACTGCCTCGGCGGTTGTGCGCGTGCGCCTGGCGGCGTCTATCGCCGTGACGGCCTCCAGCAACGCCTCAGCCGCCCAGAGAGTGCGCCAGAGCGCCGCCACGGCGTCATGCTCAGCGAGTGGCACTTGCGGCGCTGAGCGCGTGCGTCAGAGCTCCGCGGCGTCCTCCGCCAGCGCCTCAGCCAGCGCGTCTGCCGGTCGTATTAGACTTGGCGCTTCCGCCGTTGCCGCGTCTGCCAGCATCACTGCCGCCGGGCTGCGCGTGAGGCTTGGCTCTGCGGCCCCTGCGCCGGTTTTATCGACGTCGGCGACTGCGGTGACGATCGTCAGCGTCGCGCCTGGCGTGTCTTGCGCCGTCAGCTTTGCGGCGACGTGCAACCGCGTGCAAAGCTCTGGCGCGGCGGCTGCGTTTGCGTGCGCAACGACTTGCAACGCTATTGAGAAATGGGAGCCGAGCTCTGGCACTGCCGAGACGTGGACGGACGCCGCTGAGGATGACACGAGCTGGTCTGGATCTGCGGCTGCGTCCGACACATGGACTGGCGCGAGCGCCGCGTCTGACGCCTGGTCGGATCGAGCCGCCGCGAGTGATACCTGGAGCGAGGCTGCTTAGCATCGTTTTTTGGCGGTTGCCGCGCTTTGTGAGATAATTTGATCAACGGGCTGGGGCGGCTCGTTTTCCCTAAAATTGTTGGAAAGCTACGCCTTGGCGAGCAGCAAGGAGTTTATCAATGGCAGATACCACCACAACAACGTACAGCCTGACGAAGCCCGAGGTCGGCGCGTCGGAGGATACCTGGGGCACTAAGATCAATACCAATTTTGACAGCCTGGATAATTTGCTTGACGGCACGACGGCGATCACTGGCATTGACATTAACTCAGGCACTATTGACGGCGTAACGATTGGCGGCGCTTCTGCCGGGGCAATCACAGGCACAACGATTACGGCCAACACAAGCTTGGTTGGAACGCTTGGCACCGCCGCGCAGGGCAATGTAACAAGCCTTGGCACTCTGACTGGCCTTACAGTCGCTGGCAACCTGTCAGTAGATGGCGGCACGATCAAGCTGGACGGGAATTATCCTGTTGGTACAAGCAACGTGGCGTTGGGTGATACTGCGTTGGATAGCATTGCTTCTGGCGGCACAAGAAACACAGCGATTGGTTTTGCTGCTGGAACGGCACTGACCACACAAGACTACAACGTCTTCGTTGGCTCGTACTCTGGGGATGGCGCTACTGGCAGTTTTAACGTAGCTGTTGGCGATGTTACGCTAAGAAATGCCTCTGGTAGCTTCAATACAGCCCTTGGTGCTGCTGCCCTCTACTCCAACACCACCGCAAGTAACAACACTGCTGTTGGGTATCAAGCAGGGTATAGTAATACAACTGGTGACTTAAACACGGCTGTTGGACAAAATGCTCTTTACGCAAATACCACAGGTGCAAGTAACGATGCTTTTGGTGGGTTAGCCTTAGATGCAAATACTACTGGTAATTTTAATGTTGCTGTTGGCAGATCGTCTTTGTCTACATCCACAACGGGTTCTAATAACGTTGCTTTGGGCCATGCTGCACTTTTCTCCAACACCACCGCCAGCGGCAACACTGCTGTTGGGTATCAGGCTGGGTATAGTAACCAGACGGGTGCATATTCTGTATCGGTTGGTAGTCGCTCTCTTTATGCCAATACCACAGGGCAAGAAAACACAGCAGTCGGTTATGGTGCGTTAGAGACAAACACCACGGGTCAATATAATGTAGCACAAGGTTTGTACGCACTTCGTTTCAACACCACCGCCAGCAGCAACACCGCTGTGGGTTATCAGGCGGGGTATAGTAACCAGACGGGTGCTTATTTAACTGCCACGGGGTATTTTGCACTTAAATCCAGTACGGCTGATGGCAACACAGCAATGGGGTACAATGCGGCGGGTGCAACATCAAGTGGAGCGTATAATACGGCTCAAGGTTTTAGTGCTTTAGCAGCAAATTCTTCAGGTGGTAACAACACGGCACTTGGTGCATCTGCACTAGCTGCAAACACCACTGCAAACAACAACACAGCGGTTGGGTATCAGGCTGGGTATTCAACTACTACTGGTGGCAGTAACACTTTTATTGGTCGCCTGTCAGGTTATGCCTCTCAAGGGGTTGAGAATAACTCAGCATTAGGTGCGGCCTCTTTATACGCTAATACAACAGGTCAGTTTAACACGGCTGTTGGTTCCGCTGCCCTCTATTCCAACACCACTGCAAACAACAACACAGCCGTTGGGTATCAGGCTGGGTATGCTAATGCAACTGGGGTCATTACTGCTATAGGTGCATTAGCGGGTAAAAGTTACAACACTTCTGGCACCGAAACTTGGGGTTCAACATTTGTTGGCTTGAGCAGTGGTGATACCACAACCACTGGTGTAAACAATGCGGCTTTAGGAGGCTATTCCCTGCGGCTTAATACAACTGGCTCTCAGAATGTGGCCCTTGGTGCTGCTGCCCTTTACTCCAACACCACCGCCAGCTACAACACAGCAGTTGGCTATCAGGCGCTTTATGATAATACTACGGGAACTCATAATGTAGCTTTGGGCAAGCAAGCAGCATTTAACATTAGCACAGGCCAAAAGAACGTAGCTATTGGTTCTGAAAATCTTTATACTGCTACAACAGCTTCTTCAAACGTGGCTGTTGGCTACAACAGTTTGTTTGGAACAACAACAGGTTCTTATAATGTAGGTATTGGTGAGGGTTCTTTACAAGCCAACACCACCGCCGCCAACAACACTGCTGTTGGGTATCAGGCTGGGTATAGTAATACTACTGGTACTATTATCACAGCATTAGGCCGACAAGCACTTTACAATAACACTACTGGCACTAACAACACGGCTGTTGGTTATGCTATGGTTTCCAATACCACTGGCTCCAGTAACACAGGCATAGGTCATAATGCACTACATTTAAACACCACCGCAAGCAACAACACTGCTGTGGGGTATCAAGCTGCTTATAGTAATACCACAGGTCAAAATATAACAGCTATTGGAGCTTCCGCTCTAGATGTCCTAACCACTGGTAACAATAATACAGCGGTTGGTACTTCTGCGGGTGGTGCGGTAACTACTGGCACAAATAATACATTCTTAGGGGTTTCGTCTGGTGAGTTAATTACAACAGGCTCTCAAAACACTATCGTTGGACGCTACGACGGCAACGAAGGCGGCTTGGACATCCGCACCTCAAACAACAACATCGTGCTGTCGGATGGGAATGGTAATCCGAGGGCTTATTTTACTTCTGATGGTTGTCAAATAAATGGAGGAGTTACAGGCGGTTATGATTCTTCACCTTATGTATCTTTGGAAGGTTTTTTTGTAGCACTAAACGATGGCAGTCGTGTTGCTGCTAATTTTGGAGCTACTAACACCGCTAGTAGAACGGTTATACAGTTTTGCAATCCAAATGGCGTTGTCGGAACCATAGTAACAGATGGTTCATCAACTGCATACAACACCTCATCAGACCACCGCCTAAAAGAAAACGTGGTCGAACTGACAGGCGCAACAACACGCCTAAAGCAGCTAGAGCCAAAGCGTTTCAACTTTATTTCTGATGCAGACACAACTGTTGATGGCTTCCTCGCACACGAAGTGCAATCAGTCGTGCCAGAAGCAATCACAGGCACACACAACGAAGTCGATGCAGATGGCAACCCTGTCTACCAAGGCATTGACCAAAGCAAGCTAGTGCCACTCTTGGTCGCCACCATCCAAGAACTAGAGGCACGGATCACTGCCCTAGAAAACGCTTAATCGTAACCAGTCAGAAAAGGAGAAAGACATGACTGATACACCAACTGCGGAAGAAATCGCACAGCACTACACAGCAATGGGTCACTCTGTTGATCTACTAAACGCTGGCAAACCAGAGGACATGGAGGATGCCGATTGGACTGACACTGTGTCACGCAACGTAGAGCATCTGACACTCATGGTGGCTAAAGACTTCTGGACTACAGAAGATATGACTGCTGCTAATGCAGCAATCGCAGCTAACTCATAAGGAGACTAACGATGGCGAAAGACGAAAAGAAAACCATCACGGTCAATGACGTTGAATACAGCCTGGATGATTTCACGGCTGAACAATCTGTGCTTTTAAATCACGTAAATGACCTCGATCGCAAATTAGCGAATGCACAATTTAATTTAGATCAACTTATGGTTGGCCGTGACGCATTTGTAGAGCGTTTAGATACGGCGCTCAAAGCGAATGAAAATGTCAAAAGTGACGCGGCAGCATAATACAACTACCAGATACTAATGCGAGGGGCGGCCGTTGCGCCGTCCTTTTGCGTTACACACCACATGTGGTAATATTATACCGTATTAATACATAAGAGGCGTAGATGTCATTACTTGACCTCAACATCCCGGCGGGCGTTTATCGAAACGGCACCGACCTGCAAAGCATGGGGCGTTGGCGTGACGCTAATTTAGTCAGATGGCACGACGGCGTGATGCGCCCCGTTGGCGGCTGGAGAACCAGGTCAAGCACCGCCGCCGCCGCTAAAATGCGTGGCATGCTGACGTGGACGGACAACAGCGACGATCGCTGGATTGCCGCCGGCACCTACAACAAGCTTTACGTGTGGGATGCGGGTGGTACGCAGTCGGACATAACGCCAGCGGGCCTCACTGCCGGGCGCGAGGATGCCGTTGCCTTCACGGGCTACGGAGGCGGTTTCTTTGGTTATTACGGCTACGGCGTCGCTCGCCCTGACACGGTACGCATACAGCCCGCCACGAGCTGGCACTTACAGCCTTGGGGTCAATACCTGGTTGCCTGCAACGAGGATGACGGGAAGATTTACCAGTGGACGCTGAACACCTCCTCCGTCGCGGCAATACTGAGCAACGCGCCCACGAGCAATAACGGCATTCTCGTGACGCAGGAGCGCTTCCTGTTTGCCCTTGGCGCCGGCGGTAATCCCAGGAAAGTGCAGTGGAGCGATCGTGAAAATAACAACACCTGGACGCCAGCGACGACCAACGAAGCTGGCGATCTGGAGCTCAACACGTCGGGCCACATTATGGCGGGCGTCAACGTGCAAGGCCAGTCGCTTATTCTGACGTCAAGAGACGCGCACGTCGCGAATTACGTCGGCCCGCCTTACGTCTACGGCATAGAGCGCGTCGGCACGAGTTGCGGCTTAGCTGCGGCGCAAGCTTGCGTTGTCGTTGACGCGGGCGCCTTCTGGATGGGCGTCGGCTCATTTTACGCATACAGCGGCGGCAGAGTGCAGGAGCTTAACTCTGACGTGTCGGATTACGTGTTCAACGACATGAACAAGGCGCAAGTCAGCAAAGCGTTCGGCGTTTCAAACTCAATGTTCGGCGAGATTTGGTGGTTTTACCCCAGCTCGCAATCTACGGAGAATGACCGCTACGTCGCCTTTAACTACGTCGAAAACACCTGGTATATTGGATCGCTCGCCCGCACAGCCGGATCTGACCGCGGCGCCTTTCGCCAGCCCTTAATGGCAGACCCCGACGACAAAAAGGTTTACGAGCATGAGATTGGTTTTGATTACGGCACGCTGACGCCCTTCGCCGAAACTGGCCCCTTCCGCATATCCGCCGGGGATCAAGTCATGTCTGTCACTGAGCTTTTGCCGGACGAGAAAACGCAAGGCGACGTCAACGCCGTCTTTAAAACCAGGTTTTACCCCAACGGCTCGGAGCGCAGCTACGGCCCCTACTCTCTCAGCAATCCGACAAGCGTGCGCTTTACCGGACGTCAACTGAGGATGCGCGTTGAGGGTCAGCGCCTGGCGGATTGGCGCGTTGGGATTAATCGCATTGACGTCGTGCCTGGAGGGCGTCGATGAGCGTGCAATACAAAGCGCCGGAGCCATACGGCGACGACTGGAAATCCTGGGCGCGACGTTTAATGATTTACCTGGGGCAAACGCGCTCAGCGATTGTGCAGCAGGTTGGCGGTGAGACGGCGGCGGAAGACGGCTACTTAATGTTTGACCGTGGCAACGCCCGGCCCGTCGTGTCGCAGAGCGGCGCTTACAAGGAAGTTGTCGTAAAGCAATCCGCCCCGTCATCTAGTGTCGGCGCCGCGGGTGACGTGTCGGGCATGGTGAGCTGGGATGCGTCTTACATTTACGTGTGCACCGCCAGCCACGACGGCTCTTCCAACATATGGAAGCGCGCCGCGCTCTCGGGCGGCTCATGGTGACGGGAGACTTAGATCGTTGCCGGGAGTGGATTGTGGCTGCGTTGGAATACAGCGGCGGCACGCACGACATCATTGATATATACGAAGGTATATACAAAGGCACCATGCAGCTATGGCCAAGCAAAAACTGCTGCATCGTAACTGAGCTTATAGTCTATCCGCGGAAGAAGGTCTTGAACGTATTTCTAGGCGGCGGCGACAGGGGCTCTCTCACCGAAATTTTAAGCATGCACGAGGACGTGATAAATTGGGCAAAAGCACAGGGCTGCGCGGGCGTAAGCATTACCGGGCGGTTTGGTTGGGAAAAGCACTTGAAGAAGCACGGGTGGAAGCCACTGCATCAGTCCTACACGAAGGAGATATAAATGTCTGGCGGTAAAGGTGGCTCAAGCACGAGCTCTGTACAAATACCCGAGTACATCGAGACGGCGGCGCAAAACAATTTAAACATGGCGCAAGACGTCAGCCAAATTGGTTTCGTGCCACAGTATGGCCCGTCGGTGGCGGCATTCACGCCCATGACCAACGCGTCATTTGACAACACCGCAAACGCGGCCTCCGCTTTTGGCATGACAACGCCGACGGCAGGCTCGTCTGGGGCTTACGGCGGCATGGGGCCAGCGACAGATTACGGCAACGGCGTGATGGGCTACAGCGCGAAGCCAATATACGACAACATGATGAGCGAATTTGCTGCTGATCGACCTGGGCAATACAATTACATCAACTCGTTTTTCATTGACCCCGTAACCGGAGCGCCAGGCGCAAACGCGCAACCTCAAACGGATTACACGTCACTCCAAACGACGGGTGACGCAGTGTCGGCGCAGCAAGCGAATGACTTGGCGATTGCTCAGGCTCAGGCGGGCGCCGGGCCTCAAAATGTTACATTTGAGACGACAAGCTTCGCCGCCAACCCAAACTTGGCTGTGCAGCCTAATGACCAAATATTTAACATCGCGCCTCCAGAGGTTCAGATTGCTCAGCAAATAGTATCAACTGACCCCACAAACCCGCAATACAATGAAGCGTTCCAAACAGTTTACGATTATCAAGCCGCGCAGGCAGAGCAAGACCCGACGGGCCAATCAACAGGTTTTGGCATAACGCCGGAAATGATTGACGCGGCGGGTGTTGATGCGTTTTTGCCGCCGACAGTAGACCCCGACGCTCAGGCTTCGTCTTTAATAACCAATCCAGCCGAGGGCATTACTGACACATCCACTGCGAGCTCAGGCACTCAATTAATGAATGACATTACTGAAGGGCTTACTGGCATGGCATCTAACACCCTGCTTGGTCAAATTGCCTTGGGAGATAGCTACAACGTCGGTGGCGCAAATAACCCTATTGAAACGCCGACCGTTGCGGAGATGATCGACGCAGCGCCGCCAGGCATGACTTATGACGCGTCAACTGGCGCATACCTTGCGTCAGATAATAGTAATGATAATCCAATCACGCCCGCACCCGCATCCAGCTCAGATAGCTTTTTGTCGGGCGGCGGCGCGGATGGCGTTGGGGAATTGGGTGCCGTCGGAGATTTCTTTGGCTCCATCGGAGATGCTTTAGGCATTACTGACTACGCGGGTGAAGCTGAGGCGTTAGCCGCGACACCAGCAGCCGCAACTGCCCCGCCCGCTCGCCCTACATCTAACGACAGTGACGACGGCGGAGGCGGCGGTGGAGGTGGCGGTTGCGTCATTGCCACGCACGCAGTTGCGTCTGGAGCTTACACTCACCAGACTAAGCGTGAGGCTGTTGTATGGTGCATGCACAACCTGCATGACAAGTGGTGGGGTGAGGCAATACGACGTGGCTACCGACACTTAGGCCGGCGCAAGATTGAGCAAGGCAAGGCGCACAATCACTACTCAGAATTTCGCGATTACATCGATTTTGCGACGGGTAAAAAACGAACACTCAAGGGTGCGCTGCATTTTGCTGCGCGATCAGTCCAATTCTTTGTGGTTGGCCTAGTTAAAGGAGACGCATAATGGCTGGCCAGGGCGGATTATTTGGCGGAGGCGTGGCGCAGCCAATGGCGCCGCAAGCGATGGGTGCGCCGCTCGGCGGGCCAAGCATTGTCATGCCAAACGGCATGTCGTCCGGCGATGTAAACATGGGGGGCAATGTTAGCGTCGCTACCGGCCCGATTGACACGGGGCTTGGTGCAGCGCTCGGCGCTCCAGCACTAGCTGGCATAACGCCCGAAATGGGTAACATTAAGTCAGATATTTACCAAGGGCCGCCTTTGTCGCAAGGGCCAAACGAGCTGACAGCGATGCAAGACCCACTCCAACGCAGACCTATGAATGCGCCTAATTTAGCAGCGCCCATCGCTCCAGTAAACTTTAACGTAAACCAAGCCGCCGCCGGCGGGCTGCAGCAGGCGATGCAGGGCACGCAAAACGTAATGAATGCGGGCACGCCTCTCGTGCAGGCGAGCACCTACAACCCGGCACAAACCGGAGCGACGGGCTACGGCGCTGCGCAAACGGCTGCAACTGGCTACGACGCGGCGCAAGCTGGAAACGTCAGCCCAG